GAAAGGAAACCTGTACCCCCATCTCCTCCAGGGTTTTTTCCTCCACCTCCGCCACCGCCTGTATTAGCAGCACCGTCTGTAGCATCAGGAGCACTTGTTGCAGGGCCTCCTCCTGATCCTCCGCCACCTTGGCCTCCAGCGGCAGTTGATCCATTAGATTCAGAACCACCTCCGCCACCTCCAGCGAACCATCCTGAATCGCCAACAGATGAACCAAAAGTTGCAGACATATCTTTTCCAGCTCCACCAGCAGAACCCGCAGATGCCGTCCAAGTTGCAGTAGGAGCAGCTCCTGCTCCGCCACCGCCTCCGCCACCTTTTCCAACACCATCGGTAGCACCAGCTATACCAGCAAATCCAAAACCGTCAGTTCCACTTACTCCGCTTTCAGAGGATTGAGTTGAAGTTCCTGCAGTTGTGCTGTTTCCACCACCACCGCCTCCTCCAGAACCTCCGCTAGCTCCATTTCCAGAAGAACCAGTTCCACCACCTCCACCGCCTTTAGCAGTTAAAGTCGTATCACCAACAAAAGTTGTATCTCCACCAGCGCCCCCAGGTGAAGAACCACCTGTAGTTCCACTTCCGCCAGTTCCGATTGTGACAGCATAAGAAGTTCCCGAAACAGCATATTCAGTTGTATAAACTAAACCACCTGCTCCACCGCCTCCTCCAGCATCATATCCACCACCGCCTCCTCCAGCGACAAGTAAGATATGGGATAATTTTGTAGTAGAACCTCTAGTCCAAGTTCCATCAGTGGTAAAATCAACTTGAGTACCTGGTCCTATGCAAGAAACATATTCTCCAGAAGCATTTCTTACGCAATCCGTTAAAGATAAAATTCCAGAAGCGTCTTGAAAGACATCAACGTTGGTATTAGTTAAATCATATTTAGCTGAGTTGTTATTGGTTGCTTGGTGTAAAGCTAATGTTGCAATATCATTTTGTATTGCATCATCATTATATTCTGAAATACTTTTATAAGTTTGATCTCCAGCTAAATAAGTTGAACCTGAAGCAGATCCAGATCCTAAGTTTGCTGTAGGCATTGTTCCTGTAAGCTTTGTTGTTACATCAATGCTTCCTGCTAATTGAGCGTTTGTAATTCCTGTGCCTAAGCCACTCACACTTGCTGGAAGTGTAACGGTTTTGGTACTTA